CATCGGCGCAGCCTCGACATGGGCGCGCGGTTCCACGATCGCGTGACGCCGCATCATCATCGCGTAGCGGGTTGCGCTCATGAGGTCGTCCCTTTCCTTCACGATCAGCCCATCCTTTCGGTGGTACATCCGAAATTCCTCGAACCACAGGGTTTCGGTCCTGAAGACCTTCAGCCGGCCGGTCTGCATCCGATCCAGCATTTCCAGCACACCAGCCTCGAGGCCGTTCGTGCCGTCCTCAAACGTCGCGCGCTCGGGCAGTGTCTCCAGCCCTTGCTCGCGGTACTGCTTCGCGAGCTGCTCGCCAGAGCCCTTGTCATGCTGCAGGCCGTCATGCGGCCACGCCCACGGCAGCCAGTCGCCCCAGGGCTTGACCGCGGCCGCAAAGAGCACTGGCGTCTGCTCGCGCGCCCGGTGCGTCTTCGTCACGTAAAGCACGTCGTTGTCGCGGTCCCATGCCATCCGCACGCCAGCGCTCGGGTGATCCCAGCCGAAGTCCAAGCCGCCGATTTGCGGCCAGTGCCGCGGAATTTCGAACGGGTCGATCGCGACCGCCGATTCCTCGATCGGAAACACCCGCCCGGAGCCCAGGATCGGCACGCCCTTCGTGCGTGCTTCGCGCTCGTGAATGGGGTACGACGCGACAATGGCCGCCCGTTCCTCGGGCGTGAAGTGTCCCGCGTCTTCAATCGACGCGGTGATAACCACTCGTCCGCTGTACGCCATTGACAATCCGGCTGATCTGCGCGACCGAGACTCCGTACTCGTTTGCCAACTGCTGCATCGTGATCGAGCCGCCGACGTACCTTTGTCCGCCAGCCCTGTACCGAACCTTGATGGCCTGCGCGGCACGATCGGTCAGCCGCGCCGACCCGCACAATTCGCCTGCATGGTGTGTGCCATGCCGACGGCGATCGGCCTGGTTCTCGGCTGGCGTCGCCCAGCGCAGGTTGCTCCAGTGGTTGTTGTCCCTGGAGCCGTCGTTGTGCGCAACCTGGTGTAGAGCGGTCGGCGGCGGCCCTACGAATGTCAGCGCCACGATCCGATGCACCAGTTCTTTGTTGCGCTTGCCAAAGCCGACCTTCATGTATCCATTTCGGGCCCTGAACTGCGACTTGATGCGGCTGTTTCGTCGAACGTCGCCTCGCTCGCTGATCTCATATCCCGGATACCCAACACAGGGACGCCATTGCATCGTCACGATCCCATCAGAAACCGTTGCATGATCGAACTCATTCCCAACAGCGGCGTACAGGTGATGAACACGGTGCCGCCGGTTTCGTTGGTCCGAGTCAGTGCTTCAAAGTAGATGTCCTCTGGCGGCTCTTCGTCCATCCAGAGAACCTCCAGCGCAGCGCCCTGCCATTTCTCCCGCCCCCGCTCGTAGGACTTGAACGCCAGCGTTGAGAATCCTCCCGCCCTGTGTTTAATGGACACCGTGTCAATAGCGTTCGGTACACCGCGCCCCAGCGTCACATCACCAATCGCCGCATGTGGAATCATCCCGGTGCCCCACGTCTCACGCAGAGCCGCCGGCCCAATCAGCTTTTCTTGGACGACATCCCGAGTTGCTTCGCTGGTGACTCCGGCCGCCCAAGCGCGGACCGGCTTGTCGAACCGCTTCCCAGCCCACCAGTCCGGATAGCCACCCGTTAAGTGGAACGCCATTTCGGCCGCGCCACATTGCGTCTTCCCGACACGGTTGCCGCCGAGGAACAACCGCTCGCGGAAGGTCGCGCCGGCTGCGTGGAACTCGGCCTGCTTACTATAGGGTCGGTACTCCCGCAGCCGGTTGCGCGAGCGGCGCAGATCCCACTCCGCCTGCATCGCCTTGAGCAACAGCGGCGCGGAGATATTCGAGGGCAACTGCAAGGTCATCATCGCTGAGCTCGCCGAGCGGCCGCGTCACCTCGACTTGCTTCGGCAGCAGGCCGGCGACGACCTTCACCAGCACATCGGGCGAGGCTTCGGCCAGCGCCTGCTTGCCGCGCTGACCCCACGCTTCATGCAGGTCGGCGAGGAAGTCTTCGGTGAGCCTGTTGCGTGAGCCTTTCGGCCGGCCCGGCCCGCCCGGATGCCCGGGCTTGAACTTCGTGTCTGCCATTTCCAGACCATCAGCAAATGGCCGCGGCCAATGCAAAAAGCCCCGGCGCTTCGCGGCACGCGGGGCTCTGGGTGCAGCTACCGGGAGGGTAGCCGAGTTGATGAATTTTTCACCATTCCGAAACGCGCGTCAACTCACGCGCGAGCTGCACGTGCGCGTCGCCCATCCAATTCCGCAACGTCTGCTCTGGCCGCAGGAAATCGCCCGCAAGGCGCCGGTAGGTGTGCCGCTGGACGTACCGACGCAGGACGAGCTGGCGCAGCGGCTGGCGCCCGTCTGGCAGATCCTGGACGGCCCGGCTGATGCGATCCATGTCGATGCCGCGCAGATCGCTCGGCAGCCGATCCTCCTGGCCGGTGATCGGCGCCTTGTACTCGCGGCAGGTGCTGTCGGAACGGCGCCAGCCGATGCCGCCGTCCTGCTGGCGGATGACCCAAGAGCCCCAGGAAGAGAGGAGGGCGGATACCCAGTCGATCATCGTGGCTTCAGAACATGTGCTCTCGGCAGATGACTGACGTCTCGGGGCATAGCAAACCCCGAGTTAACCCCTACTTCTTCGACTTCGATTGATAGGTCATGCCCCGTTTGAATTCGCCGCATCAGCTTATCTCGTGCCATGTTGGCGTTCTTCGCAAAGCACGTCGTACTCGCGTGGACGACCCATTTCTTGGCATCTCTCCTGTCTATTTGCCGAAAGAACCCCAGAACTCCATCAGGCCGGCGCTCAAGTATTGCATCGGCCGGGACTTTGTCCGAGTTGCGAACCTTGGCTCGAATCAGATGCACTCTCCCTTGTTTCTCGACTCGGACACATCGCCAAGTTCTGAACTCAGACAGGTCTATCAAGTACGACACCCTGGACAGAGCATCGTCCTCACCGGTCGCCACAATAAGATAGTCCAGCTCCTGCTCCTCTCGGTCATCTACCGTCGCATGAATCTGAACCCTGTACATTTGCCCGTTGATCATCGCGCCGGCGCTCATGTGAATTCCTTCTGCGTCTCCGTCGGCTCGGCCTGCCGCGGCAGTTCCTCGTCTTCCGAGAGGATGCCCGCGCCCCGAAAGAACGCCAGCACCAGCAACAGCGCGATCGCCCACAGCGGGACCGCCAGCGCGATCGCCATCCAGGTGCTCATCGCGTCACGCTCGCGCCGATCAGCACGATCAGCATCAGCACGATCAGCAATTCGTTAGCGCACGTCACGGCATCACCCAGATCTGTGCCGCGCCAATGCCGGCGATGAGCCGCTGAGCACTACGGATCGCAGACGAGCGCCGACGATAGCCCTCCGAAATGAGGACGATCTGCCCGTTGCGATGCTTCACCCGCCACCAGTACAGGCCGTCGCGGCCTCGCCACAGCTCGATGCGGTAGGCGGCGCTCATGCGGGCTCCTTCACTTCGACGCCCAGGACGAACTGCGCGCCGCTGACCGGCGGGCCGAATTCGACCTCGACGCCGTATTGGCCGCGAGCGACGCGGCGTTGGCGGTACTCGTAGCGCACCTGGTCGCTGTGCCGGTCGTCGATGCCCAGCCACGCGGCGATCTGATCGCGCACGCCCTTCAGAGCGGCCGGCAAGTTGTCGCCTTCGTCCAACGTCCCGGACGACAGGCGGGTGAGCGTGACAACGCAGGGGATGTCGGGGCGATGCTGGCCGAGCAGCGCGCTGGCGGTGTGCCTGCGCTCGCGCTTGACGCGTTCGTGACGCGCCGTCCAGTGCTCGCGGGCGTTGCTGCCGCGGGTGCGGATGGGGATGAGGATCATGCGCGCGCCTCCCAGTCGCCGAAGCGTCGCGGCTGCCGGCGGCTGGATATCGTGTGCTGCTGGCTGTGCTTGTCGAACCACAGGTAGAGCGTTCGGTGCTGCGTGTCGCCGTTGCGCTGTTTGTTCAGCTCCAGCTTCGCGTCGATGCTGTCGTCCGGCGGGGCTTCCTCATCCTTCAGCGCCGCCCACACCGAGAAGTGGTTGTCGGCCATGTTGGTGATCTTTCCGGAGCCGGCGACATCCTGCTTGCCGGGAGCGCGGCGCTCGTCGTCCGCCTTGCGCGGATGAGCCACCAGATGCACGTGTGCGCCATGGCGCTTGGCAAACGCTGTCAGCCGGACCATGAACTGACGCTGATTCTCCAGCGACCCCTTGCCGTCCTCCGGCACATCCTCGAGCATCATCAGGCTGTCGATGATGAAGTGCGTCACACCGTAGCGCCGGGCGGCGTAGGCGAACACCTCCAACATCCGCTCGCTGTTGGCCGCGCCCTGGACGTTGAACAGCCACATTGACTGCGCGAGCCAGCGCAGGCAATGCCGCAAGTACGGGATGCTCGGCTCCTGCATGCCGGTTGCTTGGCGGCACATGCGGGTCAGGAGCTTGCGGGGCGGCATCTCGCCGGAGAACACGCAGAACCGCTCGCCTTGCTCGATCAGGCCGAGCTGCACCAGCCCCAACAGCATCGACTTGCCGTGCCCGTTGTGGCCGGTCCAGACCGTGACCTCCTGCGGCCTGAACCGGAACCAGTCCTGATCCATTCCGATTCGCAGCATCGGGTACAGCGGCGCGTCGCCGGCCGGATAGAACTCGCCCACCACGTCGTCGATGAACGGCTCCACGCCCACCAGCTCGTCCGGATCCAGCGTCCGCGCCTCGCGCAACGCGCACTGCCAGTCCTGATATCCGGCCAGAAGCGCGTCGTTGGCGTCCTTGTGATCCCCGAATGTGACGATGCGGCAGCGCTCCAGCCCCAGTCGATTGGCGACCTCGCGCACACCCCTTCGGCCGGCGCCATCGGCATCGAAGCACAAGTGGATTTCGGAGAACTGCTCCAGCCGGAGCCAGTCCGATTCGATCCACTGGTGATTCCCCGCTCCCTGGTTCACCGACAGCGCCGGGATGCCGACCTGGTGCAGCGCCATGGCGTCGAACTCACCCT